CTACAGATAATCCAAAAAACTTATGGATTGGTGAGATTATCAATTCTGGGGAAAGAACATATGCAGATTGGACAAGAAGACAACAGAGTATTTCTTATCTGTTTAAAGAAGAATGTTCTAAATTAGTGGAAGAATATAAACTTGATGAGTTGTTTGAGTGTGGAAAAGGACATCCGATTATATTGAAGAGATTTCTAGGTGGTGACATATCATTAGAAACATTTGTTATCTTTGATATTATATTTGCGTTTTCGGATAAGTTTGATGAAAAACTACTCGATCCCGTATGGGAAACCGTAAGTTTGAAGATAAGGAAGTATAAACCTTTCCTAAATATTAATGTATTCAACTTTAAAAAAATACTACGGGAAATCGTAAATGAGTGATTTTTTCGATTCAAACATAGTTCGTGAAGAACTACAAGAGATAAACGAATTGCAGTTATCTATTTACAAGAATGCAATGAAGTTTGGAACTTTTAGTCGTGAAGATAAAGTTGACCACATAGAAAGACTTACTGAATTATTAGAAAGACAAAAAGTAATGTACACTCGCATTAGTCTCTCTGATGACCCAGAAGCAATTGAACTCAAGATTCATTTACAAAAATCAGTCGAACTTATGGGTTTCCCAGAAGGAACTGATATGTTGTTATTATTCTCTGGTATGTCAAATACTATCGAGAATCTTAAGAACTCTATTGACAATTGATTCTTAATCTGTTATAATCTAATTATCCAAAATATCCAATTTATCCGAGGTATCTAAATGTCTTTTAAAGACCTTAAAAAGCAGTCTAAACTTGGCTCTTTAACAGCAAAACTAGTTAAAGAAGTTGAGAAGATGAACAACACGGGCGGTAACGCTGATGACCGAATCTGGAAGCTAGATGTAGACAAAGGAGGTAACGGTTATGCTGTTATCAGATTCCTACCTGCACCCGAAGGTGAAGATTTACCATTTGTAAAACTATATTCACACGCATTCCAAGGACCTGGTGGATGGTTCATTGAGAACTCACTCACAACACTTGGACAGAAAGACCCAGTTTCCGAGTATAACTCATTACTCTGGAACAATGGTACTGATGCTGGAAAAGAAACAGCAAGAAAGCAGAAGCGTAAGTTAACTTATGTCAGCAACATTTATGTTGTAAAAGACCCTGCGAATCCTGAGAACGAAGGTAAAGTATTTCTATACAAGTATGGGAAGAAAATCTTTGACAAACTTACTGCAGCAATGCAACCAGAGTTTGAGGATGAGGAAGCAATCGATCCATTCGATTTCTGGCAAGGTGCTAACTTTAAGTTAAAAGCAAAGAATGTCGCAGGTTATAGAAACTACGATAGTTCTGAATTTGCAGCACAAAGTCCTCTACTTGATGACGATGATGCAATGGAAACACTCTGGAAAAAACAGTTCTCACTTTCTGAAATTGTTGCACCAGACCAGTTCAAGGCATATGATGAGTTAAAGACTCGTCTAGATTATGTTCTTGGAAATAAGAAGTCCGCTGCACCACAGTTTGAAGAGGAAGATAATGATCGTGGTCAAGCAGAAGAGTTAGTAACTGCTGCTGTATCAAAACCAACTCCTGCTGTTGCAGAAGAAGAGGATGATGCACTATCATACTTTGCGAAACTCGCAGAAGAATAATTACAAAGTAATTGTGTAGGGGGTCAAACGACCCCCTTTTTTTTATGGATTTACAGTTTCGGTATTATCTGTTGCAACTAAACTTGATGTTATATAATTTGAACTCTTATCATACCTAAGAATATCTCTTAAATCATTAATAAATGTTTGAACAAATCCATTTTTTAATACATTTATTTTTCTCTTTTCTTCATTTTTCTTATATTCATATTCTAAATTAGTTACTGCCCTCGCTATTTTATCTGTGGTTACTGTGTATTCAGTTTTATCATCAAGTTGATTGTTTCCCTCTTGTGAAATTAAATTGTATCTATTTGTACCAAATTGAGTCGATGATCCATATATTTTAAAATCAACATCAACAATAAGATTAGGTGGTAATATTTGACGATCCTGACTATCTCTTATTTCAAAGGTTTCATAATATCTTATAGCACTCATTTTTTCTTCTGAACCATATTTTTCTAAGGCATAGTCATAAACTTGGTAATCTTGTAATGGCCATTCGTGATTGATGTTAGTTATTCCAGCAACTAAAATTACAATATAATCTAATGAAGAATCACCATATAGAAAGTCTGCAAGTGTATCAGGTCTATCTCCATCTTTTATAACTAATTTTTGTTGAGCGATTACACCACTTCTTACATAATCCATCAACTTAGCACTACGAAATATATTTTTTATAATAATGTAATCACTTGCTGAATTTTTATGTGATAATGGCGATTGATATGCTATATCTGGTAATTCTCTGAATAATCCCATTAGTATCCAACTCCTGGTCCTGCACCTACTTGCTGATAATCTTCATGATAGATTGGATTGAGCTCTTTAAATGTTAAACTCATTCTGATATTCACTGGTGTTCCATCTTCATATGAAGTATATGTACCTGCATTAGTATAATTTACACTCATACCAGTTAACGCACATAATTTGAATGAATGTAGAAATGGATGATCAACATCATCTTTTAAAAATTTAAGTTGAAAAACATCTGGTGATTGTATGAATATACCTGCAGCAGTTCCGTTAAATTCTCCTGCTTTTGCTGCCATTGATGCTTTTAAGCGTCTTATAATTTGTTTTACAACATCGCCTTCTTTGGGACTTCTTGGAGAAAATGTTATACTATATGGAAAAGTTCTTAAATTTACTCCTTTGAAAAGTAGTTCTAAATTATTATTAAGAATTTGACCTGTAGAACGTGAGATAACACTTTGTGGACTCACGTTTGAACCTAATGCTCCAATCGCTGCACCAGATAATGCTGCTCTTACTGCACCTTGAGTTTCAGGCTTCAAACCAGGAATATCAATTCCAGTATTTAATGCAGTAACTGCTGCTTGTGCTGCAGCTACTCCATCTTCGACAAGATTGCCACCCATTGCTTTTTGTGCAACTGCAAGTGCACCAAGTTCAAGTGCGTTTGCACGATCTTCACCCCAAGTAATTGAATTTGAATCAGTTAAATCTTGAGGGATAGGTAGTTCAATTAAATATTTCATTAATCTATTTGCATCTTTACTCATTCTTGAGTTAGCATCAGTTACTTTAAAATCTATTCCTGGTCTTTCTGAACCATTCATCAATTTTCCTTTCTCATTATATACCTTTATTTTATTCTTATCACCTTCAGGTAGAGCCATCTTTTTTTTATCTTCTGAAGTTATTGCACTAACTTTACCGTTAGCACCTTTTTCTTTTTTAAACATATTAACTGGTGTTACTGTTGCTCCAGCACCAGATTCTGGTGGTTCAAATTTTAGACATTTTATGACAAGTCTGTCACCAGTTCTTTGACTTGGACCTGTAGCAAGTGGGTAACTCAATGGTGGTAATTTTTTATTTCTTGCTCTACTTGTAATTTTTCTATCTCGTGTAGCATAAGTAGGTAATTGATTGCCAGTTTCCAAAGCCTGTTCAACACCATCCTTATACTCTTGTGAAGCGTAATATGATTCTTGCTGTTTATAATCGGCAGGATAATTAGGCATATATAATTTTTTTAACTATTTAGACGGATTTTGACAAAAGGCAGAGTTCTTAAATCTCTTAACTCCATTTCATCTACTTTATACAGTCCTCCAACAACTTCTGGGAATGTATATTGTCTCATTTCACCCCAGTGATAATTTAATCCTTTGAAACCCCAAGAGTAAACGTTAGTTACTGCAACGAGTGGATGTTCATCATATGCAATGTTGGGTGTCTTTGGTTTATATACAAAAACGTAGTAATTTCCTTCTTCAGGTACATTACTTCCTTCAGTTAAAACACCTAGTATTTCCTGTGTTAAATCATCAGCACTCTCGGTGCCATACAGGTTTTGCATTATAGGATCTAAACGACTCATATATCTAACTCTTTTTCTGTAATTACTTTAAACTCCCACATTCGGTCAGCACAATACTCTCTTGCTGCTTTCCATTTTGCTTGGTTTCTTGCATATTCAAATGCTTCACGAATATAACCTTTGGTTTGTCTTTTTGGTCTTTTTGGTTTAGTTGTTTGTTTAAGTGGTTTCACTTCAATCAGATATCTTTTTATTTTACCTGTGTTCTCTTGAACCTTGATATAAAAATCTGGAAAGTACCTATGTACTCGACTATCGTGAGGTGAGATGTATGGGAGAGCAATCTCTTCACTTCCCCACTCAAGAATTTTAGTGTTTTTATCACAGTACACCATAAACTTTCTTTCCCAAAGTGACCTGTAAATAATATTAGTCGGATCACCTTTATACTTTCTAGGATATGATGGATAGTATTTTCCCCTATAAGCCATCTAAATAACTATACTATAGAAGTATTTAGAGTGCCAGCACCAAGACCAAGAGGGATATCAGATATAATGCCTAAGTTACAGAATGTAGCTCAGACAT